TTCAACCACAATACAGCAACTTGGTGTTGATTCAAATACGGGACTATCTCCTATAGATTGGGGATCTTGGGAAACAACATGGACTGGTACTCAAGAAATTGCTAGACAAAATATGGGTAGCATATATATTGGCACTCAAGAAATTTCCAGAAGTAGCCATAGGGGAGGATTCCAAAAAGGTAGAGGAATTTCTGAAACTACTACCATAAATTACAGAGATCAATATACTAATTTTACTAATGTAACCACATTAACTACTACAAAACAAGCAAGACAAGGTATTCAATATAAAGTATCCGAAAGATTTGATACAGTCAATTTAGGTACATTTGTTATATCTACTGAAGTTATTCATAAAATGCGTACAAGAAATATTGAATTTATTGCAAGAAGATTAAAACCAACGACAAGAATGTATGCATTTTTTGATAATGTTGATATGGCTAAATATGCCATGCCTAAATTAATTGAAATTGAAATGCAAAGTGGTACTTTTGTTGTTGGTGAAACTGTAACTGGAACATTAGGAACCACCTCCATTAAATTTAGATTGGCATCTCCCAATCATAAATATGGTCCATATAATCAAGCAGAACAAGTTTTTACCGCTAATCCATACTCTCCACTTCAATCAATACCTACATCATATTCTACAACATCAACAATATTAAATGTTGATACAGCTTCTTTAGAATTACAATCTGCTTCTGGATTCTACGGATATGTTATTCAAAATATGCAATTGAAAGGAGAAACTTCTAAAGCGATATCTAAAGTAACAAATGTAAGATTAATTACGGATTCATCTGGTACTTTGATTGGATCTTTACATATCCCCGATTCAAAACTACAGTCTACGCCTTCATTTGAAACTGGAACAAAAACATTTACACTTACAACTAGTTCTACTAATACTACAATTGTTGGTGCAACCGATAGCACAGCCGATACTAAATTTACATCGTCTGGTCTATTAAACAATACTGAAGAAGTTACTTTAAGAACTAGAAATGCAAATGTAGAAAGATTAAGTAGAAGTGAAGAACGAACTTTGACTAGTCAACAAACAACACTTCAAGCCGGAACTTCTTTTGTTAATAGAACTGTTTCTCAGACAAGATGGGTAGATCCACTTGCACAATCTTTTGAAGTTCCAGATGAAAATGGTGTATTTATCACAAAGTGTGAAATATTCTTTAGAACTAAAGATACTAATAATTTACCCGTTACTATGCAAATCAGAACTATGCAAACTGGTTTGCCCACAACGACAATTATTCCTTTTGGTGAAGTAGTTTTAGATCCAAGTCAAGTAAATGTATCTTTAGATGGCAAAACTCCTACTACATTTACTTTCCCATCTCCAGTTTATCTTGAAACTGGAAACTCATATTCTGTAGTTTTACTATCGGCGTCTAATGAATATACAGTATGGATTTCTAGAATGGGTGAAGAAGATGTCACTACATTAAATTTACCTGAATCACAAAAGATCGTTGTATCACAACAACCATTATTAGGTTCCTTATTTAAATCTCAGAACGGTGCAACCTGGGATCCAAGTCAATTAGAAGATTTAAAATTAGTTTTATACAGAGCAAAATTTGTTACTGGATCTAGTACAGCAAGATTCTATAATCCAAAATTAGATATTGGTAATAATCAAGTTGTAACTTTAAGACCAAATCCTCTAGATTGTATTTCTAAGTCAGTTTTGGTAGGACTAGGAAAAAGTTTGACTTCTGCAGAAGTTTCCGAATTGACTCCAGGAAGTCCAATATTGCAACAAAACAATTCTAAATTTAGATCAAACTTGAAAAGTATTGTTGGTTCAGTGGGAATTGGAAGCACATTAACAATAACTGCTACAGGTCTTGGATTTACATCTACATTTAAAACCTACTCCAATGTAAGTTTAGTATCTTTAACTGGTAAAGGATTTGGCGGGAAAGTTAATTTAAGTGTTCAAAATGGAGTGGCAATTGCAGCTACAGTTTCAATTGGTGGAACTGGATATGCTATCGGAGATGCACTAGAAGTAAATTATTCTCAAACAGACAATCTTGGAAATAATTTAATACTTAGTATTCCAAATAATGTTGGAGTAATTTCTTCATTCAATTCTTTGATTGTAGATCAAGTACAGGGAACATTAAATCAAAATTCTGTTGACAGTTTATTCTATGTTGGTTCTGCTGGAACTAATCTACTTTCTGGAGCCACTGTAACAACAATATTAGATCTATCGGATGGGTTGCACTTTAAAGTTAGTCACAATAATCATGGAATGTATTCTTTAACTGATAAAGTAATTCTTTCTGGAATAGAACCAGATCAAAAACCACAAACACTGAAAGCAACATATAATTCAACATCCACCAGTGATATTATTGTAAGTTCTGTAGGAATATTTACAAGTTTTGAAAATGTTCCGGTTTCTGCTATAAATGTTGGATATATTTTAATTGATAATGAAGTTATTTCATATACTGGAGTTGTAACATCTACTAATAGTTTAACTGGAATAACTAGGAATATAGATAATACAATTTCGGGAAGTTATGCACTTGAATTTCCAGTATTTAAATATGAATTAAATGGAGTATCTTTGAGAAGAATTAATAAAGTTCATAATTTGTCTGATACGAATTTAGTCACATATCCTACCGATCTGGATTATTATTATATTCAAGTCGGAATGAATAGTAGAGGTGTTGATAGAACTCCAGGAAACGCTGGAGGATTTCCTGCATTATTCTTTAAAGATGATAAATCTTGCGGATCATATGACACGGTTCCTTTATTGGGATCTCCAAAAGGACCTAAAGCAAGTCAAAATATACCATTTGATCTTATCAGACCTAACTTTGAAACAATGATTCCACAAAAGACAACAATATCTGCAAAAGCAAGAACTTTTAGTGGGTCTTCTCCAGATAGTAGCTTAATTTCTTTTATTGACCAGGGATTTGTAGATATATCTTTAAACGCAACCAATGAGTTTAATTCTCCTAGAATTATTTGTTCTCAGATAAATGAAGATACATACCTATCAAGTTTTCCAGGTAAAAAATCTTTTACAATAGAAGTTACTTTATCATCAGAAGATGAAAAAGTTTCCCCAATGATCGATTTGGATAGAGTGAATTTGATAACCATCTCCAATAGAATTAATTCTAAAGTTAAAAATTACGCTAATGATCCTAGAGTAAATTCTTTAACTAATGATCCAACGGCTGCAACTTACTTAAGTAATATTGTTGTTTTAGAAAAAAATGCTGATAGTTTGAAAGTATTCTTCGATGCGTTTAGGCATTCTACTAATGATATTAGAGTATGTTATAGAATTTTTAGATCTGATACTCCCACAGCGACCCAATTATGGGAATTATTCCCGGGATATGATAACTTAGATGCTAATATGCAAGTAAAAGATCCTTCTAAAAATAATGGAAGACCAGATAAGAATGTAACCCATTCAACATTGGAAGATGATTTCAAATCATATGAATTTACAGCTTCCAATTTACCACAGTTTAATGGATTCCAAATAAAAATTCTAATGTCAGGAACAAATTCTGCATTTGTTCCAAAAATTAGAGATTTTAGAGTTATTTCTACTATCTAAATTATATGTTAGTACCAGTAGAAAATAATAAGGGATTTTTCAGAGACAAAAAATCGGATGCAATTTTAAATTGTTCTGATTCTGATTATCAACAATATTTGGAAGTAAAAAATAAAAAAATAAATGAAATAACTCATATGAATGAAATAACCGAAAAAATTAATGAAATTGATCAGCTTAAAGAGGATGTAAATGAAATTAAACATATGATGAAATTAATTTTATCTAAATTAGACCCCTGATCATAAATACTTAAAAACGGACTACTATAATGGCGGCAAGGAATGTAAACTTAGTTCTTGAACAAGGGGTTGACTTTCAAGCTACCTTTACAATCAGGAACACTAATAATGCACCATTAAATTTGACTGGATATACAGGTATTTCTTCAATTAGAAAACATCCAACATCCTCTACTGCTTATCCCTTAACTCTTACATTTGTAGATTTATTAAATGGAAAAATTGCAGTTTCCATGGGACATACTGCAACTGATGCGATTGAGGGGGGCCGTTATGTTTATGATGTAATTCTTATTTCACCCAATGCTTACAGAAGTAGAGCAGTGCAAGGAAATGTTCTGGTAACACCGGGGGTATCATAATGACAGATTATATAGTAACTTTAAATGAACCCGGTCCATTTAGAATTGGAGTTGATTATGAAATTCCAACAAAATCTATTCAATATGGAAATATAATTCTTGACAATATAAATTCTCAATTTACTGGAATTGCAAAAACCTTTACATTAAATGCAAGCGGGACTGCATATGTGCCTACTAATCCTCAACAACTAATTGTAGTTAAAAATAATCTTGTAATGGAACCCCTTGAGGATTATGTTATTTCGACAAGTAATGTTATATTTACTGTCGCTCCAAATTCGGGAGATGATGTCTTTATTATTGCTCTTGCAACAACTGCAGATTTAACAAGAACAATTAATTTTGTTGTTGATAGTGGATCAATTGCAATGATTCCTGGAAATAAAGGATCTGTAACTTTAGATGTAAGTGGAATTTTAGAATCGTTGGTAATTTTATCAGACCAACAAGGATCTTTAACTTTAAGTATTAAAAAATCAAATTATAATAATTTTCCAACATTTTCAAATATTCATCCGTCAAATATCATCATGACAAATGAAAGAAAAATTCGTGATGATAATTTAACAGGATGGACAAAAACTTTAGTGGCTGGGGATATTTTGACATTTGATGTTATTGCAGTAAATAATATCAATCGTTTCTTAGTTTCTTTAAAATTAAAATTATAAATAAAGATAGTTATTAAAAATTATAACCTGTTGGGGAGTTGTTTAAATGGCACTATTAGTTCCAAATATTGGAGAACTTGAGTCACTCAGATACTTGGTTGCACAGAACAACCACACTGCAAGTCTTTCTGACCAGTCTCCTAGAAACTTAGTTTTAAAACTTTTTACAAGTAACACCACTCCAGCTGAGGCGGATGTTCCTAGTGTGACTAAATATTTTGAGCCATATGGAATTGGAAATACCAATGCTTATGGATTTGCTCCTTATACAGGTTATCCATATTGTGTAAACAATAGAGGAGATCAAGACTATTCATCTCAAACTGGTATTCTTCTCAATGGTTCTCGCTGGAGAATCAATCAGGTGGGTTCTGGTACAACTGCTACTTATCCAGAACAAACCTTCACATTTACTGGTAACGCTGGAGATATTTACGGTTACTATGTAACTCGTGCAAACAATATGCCTGTCGCGGTTCAGGGTGTTATACATGGAGCCACTGTTGGAATCGGAACTACAGTAACAAAAGGAAATAACACCGATCCAGTTATTGGAGTTATAGGTAACTTCTATATTACGGTTGATCCAGATCAAAGCGTT